CGTTAAAGGCTATAACAAGCCGAAACGGACTCCCAAGCACCCAAAGAAGTCGCACATAGTTGTAGCCAAAGTGGGCAGCAAAGTGAAGACTATACGCTTTGGACAACAAGGAGTCTCTGGGTCACCCAAAAAGAAAGGCGAGAGTGCAGCTTATGCAGCTCGACGTCGTTCGTTTAAAGCTCGTCATGCAAAGAATATTGCAAAAGGCAAGATGTCCGCAGCATACTGGGCAAATAAGGTGAAGTGGTAATGAGTGGTTTTGGTTTAGAGTTTCTTTTACAAAGACACCCTCTTGGTCAGGGTAATTCTCATATTCATAAGTTTGGTAGTAACCTAGCTCTTGCAGGAACTTCTGAGAGTATTTGGTCTGCAGGAGGATTGTACCCTTGGGCAAGTTTAGCTACTGCTCAAACAATTTATGCGATTAGCACAGAAGCGGCAGATACTGGAACTTTAGAAATACAAGGGCTAGATGAAAATTATGCTCTTCAAACTACTACAGTTACCCTTACTGGACTTACAGCCGTAGATACAGGGGCTACAACCTTTTTAAGAATTTTTCGTATGCAGTATACTGGCTCAAATGCAGGCACTATTACTGCAAGAGTAACTTCAGGAACTGGCACGGTCGTAGCACAGATTGATCCTGAAGTAGCACAAACACTTATGGCAGTTTATACAGTTCCTGCACAGACAACTGCTTTCATGTTAGCTTATACTGTAGGAACTGGAAAAGGAGATGATGCCCACTTGAAAATGTTTGCAAGAGAGCTTGGAGGAGCTTTTCAAATTAAGAACGAAATGAAATCTTATCAGAGTACAATTACTCGAGAGTTTCCAATTCCTTTGCGATTTGAAGAAAAAACAGACATAGATTTTAGAGCAACTACTAGCTCAGCAAATAGTGACTGTATAGTAAACTTTGATTTAGTATTGGTGAAGTAATGCCAGTATTTGATGAAGAGCTGTTCAATATCTGGATAATATTGCAACCTTTTGCGGCGTTATTCTTTGTTGGAGTTGTGGGGCTCTGGATAAAAGACATTATTCAGAGCTTTGCAAAAGGTATGAAATTTAAGATGAACGGAGCATTTCATGAAGGTCAAAAAGTTATTCTTGATGGTCAGGAAGCTCTTATCGTAAAAATTGGAATTACCGAAACAGTTTTTGGTGTTTACACAGAAAGAGGATATACTTGGAGATTCGTTCCAAACGAGCGAATCCCTTTTTTAAAACTTGAAAAAATTATTGACGCTGAAGTTCATAGAGACTCAAAAGAAGAGAAAGCTCAAAGACTTTACGATTCTCTACAAGATACTAAAATAGCGGCCAATAAAGAGTCTATAGACAGACTGAAAAACAAGGTGGATTAATGGTGGATGATTATACTCGTAATGAAGTACAAGTAGACTTAGATAAATACAACGCTCTGCTAGATAGAATAGATGAGCTAGAAGATCAACTCGGAGCTGCTCCAGAACCAGAAGCTGCTCCACATCCTTATCAAAAGTGGATTGACTTGTCGAGTATGATTGATTCTTGGAGAATTTTTCCTCGTATTTTCATTACCACTTATATTTATTTACTTTATAAAAGTGCAATGTGGTTCATGGCACTTCCAGAGCCTACCATGGAACAGGCAGGTCTTATTTCAGTAATCGTGGGTGCTGGTGCAGCCTGGTTCGGACTTTACGCAGGGACGGGTAAAAAAGAGTGATGAATGGTACTCGTTTTTGCATTGATGGTAGTTTTAGACGGCGAACTAGACGGAGGTCGCACAACATATTGGTATAGCATTGACAGATGTAAATACTTTGCATCTCGAATAAGTAATCAAAGAAGAAGTTACAGCGTAGGTCCAAATGTGTACGCCTATTGCGTACCAGAGATGGTAAACAGCGACGATGTTACCATCTATACTTAGAAGAGATGATAGAGATAGCAACTGCAATGAGTTTAGCAACTACAGCATTTCGCGGCGTAAAGAAAATGGTCGAAGCCGGTAAAGAAGCTGAAGACATGTATGGCTACTTCATGAAATTCTTTGAAGCGACTGAAAGCGTTTCAGAAGCAGATGTAATAAATCAAAATGCTCCAAAAATGTCCAAACTATTTGCAGGAAAGAGTGTAGAAGCTCAAGCACTTGAAATCGCAATGGCTCGTTCTCGAATGGAGAAAATGGAAAAAGAGTTAAAAGATTTAATGCTTTGGACAGGAAATGATGCATTATATTATGATATGATGCGAGAAAGACGAAATATTCGTAATGCTCGACTCGCAGCGGCCAGACGAAAAGCACAAAACAAACAACTCCTAATTGATGGTTCAATGATAGCAGGAGTTATGATTGTAGCAATGCTAGGGATATTTGTAGTACTGGGAGCTATAGGAGCTGGAGGAAGTTAATTGACAGTACAGGTAAGTAGACAAGATATAAGCACGGAAGCTTTGTTTGAATTAAACTCTGAGACAAGATTTCTCAAGTTACCAGTAAGTCCTTATTTGGAGTTACTCGGCATAACACCGTTACCTTCACAGGTAGCAATTATAAATGCGATTAATAATCCTAAATATCGTTTTATTAATGCAGCAATATCAAGACGCCAGGGCAAGACATACATAGCAAATATAATAGGTCAATTAGTCTCTCTGGTACCGAACTCAAACATTCTTATAATGTCCCCAAATTATTCCTTGTCTCAGATTTCTTTTGATCTGCAAAGAAATCTTATAAAACATTTTGACCTAGAAGTACGAAGAGATAACGCAAAAGACAAAGTTATAGAACTTACTAACGGCTCTACGATTCGTATGGGTTCTGTAAATCAAGTGGACTCTTGTGTTGGTCGTTCCTATGACTTGATTATATTCGATGAGGCTGCGCTTACCTCTGAAGGAGAAGAAGCATTTAATGTCTCATTAAGACCAACTCTCGACAAAGAAAACTCGAAGGCGCTTTTTATCTCGACTCCTCGTGGAAAGACTAACTGGTTTGCTAAATTTTTTGAAAGAGGATTCAATCCAGAATATCCAGAATGGATAAGTATTCGCGCAACGTATCTCGACAACCCCCGGATGTCACAGGCAGATATTGACGAAGCACGTAAGTCCATGAGCGATGCAGAATTTAGACAAGAGTACGAAGCGGATTTCAATACCTACGAAGGTCAGATCTGGGCGTTTAACTCTGAAAAGTGTGTTGCAGATTTATCAGAATTAGAAACTAAAAAGATGGACATACTCGCGGGGTTGGACGTTGGTTTTCGAGATCCCACGGCTTTTGTAGTTATAGCATACTGCTGGTCGGAAGCAAAGTTTTACGTACTCGATGAATACTTAGACGCAGAACGCACAACCGACGGACATGCAATTGAAATTCAAAAGCGTATCGAAAAATGGGATATTGACTATATTTATATAGACTCCGCCGCACAGCAGACTCGGTTTGACTTTGCACAAAACTACAGTATTTCCACTGTAAATGCGAAGAAGTCTGTACTTGACGGAATCTCTCATGTTGGAGGAATAGTAGACAACGATAACCTGGTTGTAGACGGTAAGTGTTCAGAAGTTCTTAGAGCTCTCGACGGATACCAGTGGGATCCAAATCCAAATCTCGCAAAAGAAAAACCAAAACACGACAGAGCTTCGCACATGGCTGATGCATTACGATATGCGTTGTATTCATTTGAAGTCTCGCACACAGGATTCTAATAATACATGGGAAAAATAGTGTTTGACATAAAACGTGAAGTTAGATATAATTTTGGTATTAGAAATGGACTTAAAACGAGATAAAGTAAAATATATACGAGACAAGGCAAAATCACTATACAAAAAAGGAAAATTCTGCGAAATATGCGGAAAGAATACAGAATTAGACTTCCATCACTTTTATAGTTTAAGTCCGCTGCTCTCAAAGTGGTTAAGAGAAAAGAAAAAGATAAGACCGGACCACTACACAGACGAATACACAATCATCTGGAGAGATGAATTTATAAAAGAGATGCACGCAGAACTTTATGATCACACAGTTACTCTCTGTCATGATCATCATCTGCAACTACATTCAATTTATGGTAGGAACCCAGAACTTTCAACAGCGCAAAAACAGATGCGCTGGGTAGAGATTCAAAGAGAAAAATATGGCGTGGTATGACAGAATCTTGGGCAGACAGCAACCCCAAGAAGTCGAAGAGAAGCTGAATCCTATCCAACAATACTTGGGTTCTGATAAGCAGTCTTCCAGAGAATTTACAACACGTTACGAAAGGTATTATGAAACTCTTGAAATCGTAAATCGTGCTGTAAATATTGTAGTTGATGACACTGCCGAAATTCCATTAGAAGTAACTCAGGAAGGCTTTTCTGGAGTTGTAAAAGGAGTAAAAAGAGCAAAAGTATCTACTCTGTTAAACACAGAGCCAAATCTGTTTCAGGACATAAGCACTTTCAAGCGAAACCTTATTACAGACTATCTTCTTGATGGTAATATTTTTGTATACTTCGATGGCGCACATCTATATCACCTACCTGCCGATAACGTAACAATTCACGCAGACAGTAAAACTTATATTGAAAAATATACTTACAATGATGTGGACTATGGCCCGGACGAAGTAATACATATAAAAGAAAACTCTTTTCACGATATTTATCGAGGAGTTTCAAGATTAAAGCCAGCAGTTCGTACTATGGAACTGATGGCAAATATGCGATCTTTTCAAGACAACTTTTTTAAGAATGGAGCAGTTCCAGGCCTTGTACTCAAGTCGCCAAACACTCTCTCAGAAAAGATCAAAGAAAGAATGCTACAGTCTTGGTCTATTCGTTATAGACCGGACTCTGGAGGTCGAAGACCTCTTATTTTAGATGGTGGCATAGAAGTTGACAAGATTTCAAATGTAAACTTTCGAGAGCTTGACTTTACAAATGCAATCACTGAAAATGAGAAGATTATACTTAAAGCTATTGGAGTACCTCCCATCTTATTGGATTCAGGAAACAATGCTAATATTCGTCCCAATATGCGCTTATACTATTTGGAGACTGTTCTCCCAATAGTTCGTAAAATGAATTTTGCGTTTAGCAGATACTTTGGATTTGTTATTCGAGAAGATGTAACTGGAATTCCTGCACTTCAACCAGAACTAAGAGATCAGTCACAATACTATCAATCTCTTGTAAATGCAGGAATACTTAGCCCAAATGAAGCTAGATCACAGCTTGGCTATGATCCTATCGAAGGGCAGGACGAATTAAGAATACCAGCAAATATAGCGGGTAGTGCCGCAGACCCTTCGGAAGGGGGTCGTCCAGAAGAGTCACAGGAGGACTAATGGCAGCAACACGAGGGCAGAAGCGAAGATTAGCAAGAGACTTAGGAATGTTTCTTGCAGAAATAGGAAAAGTACCCACACAGAAAGAATATGGAGTACATCCTCAAAGACCAAGAATGATTACTCTAAAAGAGATTAATAGAATCGCAGGATCTTGGCACAGAGCTTTAATGCTCATAGAGAACGAACAACCAGAACTTTGGGAACTTGCAAATAAGAAGCCTGATTTAGAGGTAAATGAGTTTGTAATTGAAAAACCAAAACCGCCAAAAATAGATATACCTATGGCGAAGACTGTAACTACAGCAAAGAAAGGTAAGGTTGATGAATAAAATATTTAACTTAACTTCTACCTTTAAGTCTCATGAAGTTGAAGACGGCTCTGTTGTTATTCGTGGTATGGCAAGTACCGCAGATACTGATAGAGCAGGCGATGTAATCGCTGCAGAAGCCTGGAATAAAGGCGGTCTTGCTAACTTTGAAAAGAATCCTATTATTCTTTTCAATCATGACTACGATCGTCCTATCGGTCGTGCAACGGGACTTAAGGTAACAGACAACGGGCTAGAGCTAGAAGCTAAAATTAGCAAGTCGGCTCCCGCCAACGTGTGTGAATTAGTTAAAGAAGGTATCCTTGGAGCTTTTTCCGTCGGTTTTCGAGTCAAGGATGCTGATTATCTAAAGGAAAGCGACGGATTAATGATTAAGGATGCTGAATTGTTTGAGGTCTCGGTAGTTTCTGTGCCTTGTAATCAAGCAGCTACTTTTTCTTTGGCTAAGTCCTTTGACTCTCAAGAAGAGTACGAGGAGTTTAAGAAAACTTTCATAAATAGTGTCGATCTAGCCGGTCAGTCTCTGGCTAAGGAAGATGTTAATGCATCTAGTGTAGCTAGTGACACACCGGAAGAAGTGGATACTCAATCCACGCAAAAGGAGACAGATATGTCTGATGAGAAAATCGACTTGGAAGCTTTTGCGAAAAAAGTAGCAGAGGAAACTGCCGCTACTATCGCTATGAAGCAAGCCGAGCAAAAAGCTGCAGCGGAAGCTGAAGCAGAGAAGGCAGCAGCAGAGGCAGCTCAAAAAGAAGCTGCTGAAGCTGAAACTAAGCAAGCGATTCGTGTCGGTGTTGAAACTGGTGCGGAGCGTCTTGTCGAAGACCTTCGCAAAGAAATGGAATCGAGCAATGCAGATACTGCAGAAGTTCTCGACCGATACAAGAAAGAGCTTCAGGAGAAAGCTGATGAGCTTGAAGCGATGCGTCGTAGCAAGCGAGATTTTTCTGGTCGTAAGGCTGGTGATCTTAAGGCTCATGCTAAAGACCTTCTTAATGCTCACATTCTAGGTAAAATCACTCGTAAGGGTTGGGATACTTCTTACGGCCAAGAAATTCTTGAAAAAGCTGAAATCACTTATGATGCTACCACATCTGCTGGTATCGACGTAAGCGTTTCTTCTGCTTTTGAAGAAGAAGTACGTCAAGAGCAGAAGATTGCTCCATTGTTCCGTGAAATTAACGTAACATCTGGTGCGACTGTACTGCCTTTGGCTCCTGAGACTGAGCCTGCTAACTGGAGCTCTGCTGGTGCAGAAACTGCAGCTAACAACTTGGAAGAAGCAGGTGCTTCAGACAACAACTACAACGTAGGTCGTGTTGTTCTTCAGGCGCATAGACTGATTTCAAGCACATTCATCTCGAATGATACTGACGAGCAAATCGTTGTATCAATTCTTCCGATGATTACTTCCGCACTTGCACGTGCACACGCTATTGCTATCGATAAGGCTATCCTTGTTGGTAACTCTGGCGGGTTCACTACTGGTCTTGTTGGTGCTTCTGGCACAGACGACACCAATGGTTATGCAACTGCATCCGCTCTGACTGCGCTTGACGCTTCAGGTAGTGGTGAAGTAACCCCTGCTAACCTTCTTGCAATGCGTAAGGAAATGGGTAAGTATGGCTTGAATCCTGCTGACGTAGCGTACATCGTACCTACAGATGCTTACTACGAGCTGATTGATGCTACAGGTTTTACCGACGTGAATGAAGTTGGTAACGATCTGGCAGCGAAGATCACTGGTGTAATGGGTTCAGTATTTGGTTCTCCAGTAGTTGCTACTGATCAGCTGGCCTATAACTTGGGCTCTGCTGGTTCACCAACTACTACTGCAGCTCTAGCTGTAAATATGAGAAACTATGTGATTCCACGTCTGCGCGGTGTAACAATCGAAACAGACTACATCACTAAGGAACAGCGTAACGTGATCGTTGCTGCTCAGTCTCTGGGCTTTAACGAACTGTTCGCGAACTCTGGTTCAAACGTTCCTTCAGTACGTTGGGCATACGCCTAATAGCTAACTAGCTATGGATCTTAGGGGGAGGCTTCTCCCCCTAAGTTTTTACTAATTTACTTATGGCTAATTTAATTACAGTTCAACAATATAAAACTGCAGAAGGAATTTCTGGCACAAAAGACGATCTTAGGATAGAAGAGCTTGTGCCTGCCGTG